TCACCAACTGCACGAACCATTTGTAATGGAACATACGGACAGTAGAATAAACCAGCATCGTAAGGGTTAGACCCTCTATAACCAACAGTCATGTAGTCAACACCAGCATATGGGTCGATATAGACTTTAACTTTTCCGTTAAGAACACCAGCAAAAGTATTGCCTGTGTCATCAACATTCAAAGAAGTTGATAGAGCAGGAGTATAATCTAATACTCCAGCCATTGATAATGCAGAAGCAACATCTGAAGAACATAAGATAAAGTTACCTTTTCCTCTTCTAGTTTCTTTTGCAATAACATTAGCTTCTCTTTCGATTTGGAAAATCAAACCTTTGAATTTCTCAACTGACCATCTTCCGTTAGCATCAACATCTAAGTTGAAAGTACCAGCAACAGCTGTTGAAGCCGCACCAGTTTTTGCTTGAATGTTAACATTTCTGATAACTTCACGGTTGATTTCAGCAAGAATCTCAGATGATAAGATGTTTGCTAATTCTGATTCTGCATCAAGACCGTGGATTGCTTTGAGGTCTTGTGCTAATTCGAGTGTGTACTCAGCTTTTAATGCTCTGGATTTTGCAGTCACAGTTGCTTTCTCAATTGTGAAAGCCATTTCTGCAAAATGATTACCTGCTGCGTCACCTAAACTCTCAGCCGAAGCTGTTGACATACCTGCACCTGTTGTAGATGCGTATGAAGGAGAAGAAGTGTCGAAAGGGTCACCGATTGGGTCTGAACCTACTGAAGTAGATGTAGTTTGCGGGCTAGCAGAGTAATCTGAACGAGCTTCGTTATGAAGAGCTTCTGATTTGTTATCTCTAGTCGCGTCTACATCGTCATTATATCTTGCTTTCATGGCAAAGATAAGACCTGTAGGACCAGTCATTGGTTGAACACCACAAATGTCGTAAGCAACGAGATTTGGCATAGCTCTACGAACTAGTGAAATAAGGATTGGATCCCAATTACTAATCGCTGAGCCAGTAGCATTTAAAGGTGCTGCTTCTTCAAGAGTAGCTCTGTCTTCTGACATAGCTTTTTCTTGGTTTTCAAGAATCACAGCGGTTACTGCTCTCTTATAGTTGTCTTCGATTTTTGGTAAATCTGAGTGCTCAAGTATAGGAGACCATTTTTCTTGTAAATTTTCTGATAAAAACATTGTTTTTTCCTTTAAATTAACCTAATGGTTTTAGTTTACTAATAGCAGATGAGTATCTTGCAATTGTAGGGTCGAGTCTTACTTCTTCATTCTCTTCTGAGAAATCACCAGTTCCTTCTTCACTACTTACAGTCATCTCTTCTGCAATGTTGTCACCTTCTGCAGGAAAGTAAGCTTCTTTGATTTCTGCAATCTTCTCTTCGAAGTCTGCTGCGTCTTTAAAGTCTACACCTTTTGAAAGTGATTCCATTTTCTCTTTTTGTGATTCAGTTAGGTCGTTAGACGCTTCCTGAACTACATTTGCTCTCTTCAATGAATCTAACTCTTCAGTCACTTCCATATTCTTGGAAACTTCTGAGTCGAGTTTTTGTTCCATTTCATCGAGTCTATTTGCGAGTTCGTCCATGACATTGTACTTATCTTCTGGTACTTCAACATAATGTTCTACGAACAATGTTTTCATTCCTTCGATAAAGTTTTCAGTCATCTCCGCTCTCAAACCTCTTTCTATTGCAAGTTCGTTTTCTTTCGTCCACTCTTCTGCACAATATGTAAGATATTTGTCAACTGCAACCGATAGGTCACCTTTAACTTTCTCTACTGAGGTTTTTAATTCTTCTGAATACTGAGACTCTAAGGCCTCTTTAATCTCTGCAACTTTACTTTGTACTGCTGCTTTAAAGATAGTTCTAGCTTTATCAGCATTTTCATCTGATAGGTCTAGTGCTTCTGAGATTGCATTGAGGTCGTCTTCAACTTCTATCTCTACTAATGAAGATTCTAATTCTGCAGTGTCAACAGTTTCTTCAACTGATTCTTTCTGTTCTTCTTCCTCTTCTTCCTCGTCTTCATACTTCTCGGCAACTTTAAGCACTGATGCTTCGTCCATTCCTTTTAGCATTTCAACAATTTTTCTAGCGACTTCTGCTTTAGTCAAGGTCTCGTCAACTTCTTCTTCTGACATTTCACCAAAAGTTTTTTGAAGTTCTTCTTTGGTCATATCCTTCATGTTGTTGACAATCGCCTTGATTGATTCCATCTTAGTTGCTTTAACAACTTCTTTCTCAGAATCGTCATCTTCTTTAAGTTTTTCTGATTTCTCAGGAGCCGATGCTGATTTATTCTGAGCATCTTTAACTTGTTTTGTTTCGCCTTCAGCTTTTTTAACTGATGCGACAGACTTGTCAACAGGATTTTCTTCAGGTTTTACGACCTCACCTTTTCCGGATTCTATTTTCTCCGCATCTGATGAACCTTGCTTAACAGGTTTACTGTCACCCTTTTCAGCTTTAGCGTCAGGTTGACCTGCCTCTAATACTGTTTCAACAGTTTCTTCAACTGTTTCTAGGTTATTTTCTAACTCTGCCATTTTTCTCTCCTGTTTGAGTATTAAACTTTTTTATAAGTTTACTTTTTATTTATATGTTATAGACTCTCAACGAACCTTTTCCATAAATTTAATTTGGTTTCCTCTATTTTTGACGCTTGGGCAGTGCGGATTTGCTTCTGCATTGCTTCAAGTTCAACTGCTTTGAGAATACCATTCTCCATGACCCACTCAACTCCTTCGTATATACCTTCAACGAAGGCCTCTGGAGCACTTGGGTCTGCAACGATGTCTGCCGCTGTTGCCAACTGAAAGTCACCCTTAACATATTGTGCATCACCTCGTGATTCAAGCGAACCTAAACCTCTTGATGAAACACCTAATTTAGCACCATCTGAAATCAAACTTCTTACAATTTGACCGTTTGGGGTACTTAAAATCTTTGCTCTCCCTATATAATTATCACCATCTTCTTCTAGTGATGTAATTAAATGAGAGACTCTATCTAAATTGATTGTCGGACCTTCTGGATGTCCTAATTCGCCGAATGCACGGTCTTTTTCAATGAATTCTTTTCTATAACGACCAACCTCTTTTTCCATTATGTTTTTTGGATAGACTCTGCCGTTTCTGTTTTTGATTTCTGATTGCATGAATACACCTTCGATGTAGTATTCTTTCTCACCCTTCTCGTTTTGTTCGATGATTACAGGTGATATTGCGTAATCGTTATATTCAGATATTAGTTTCATTGAATAACTCCTTAAATTCGTCTATAGAGAATGATTCTCCCATAGACTGTAAAACATTCTTAATGTCTTTCATGCTTTTCTCAGCATCTTTAATGTTTTTGTATGTATCACCTGTGTCCATTCCATCTAAAAATACAAAAACCTCTTTACCTTTTTGAGAATAAGTTAGGTCGTACTTCTTACTTCCAGCTTTAACTACTTCATTTTTAAGTTGTTTATGACCACTAGGCAACTTTACTTTTGCCTCATTTAGTTCTATAGTCATTTGCTGAAACGATTTCATACTAGTCCTCTTTCTTATCCATCCAATTTACCTGAGTTTCGACTCTTTTCATGTCTATACTCTCGGCTGCCTTTTGATGTAAACCTGTAAAGATAGAATCTTTGGCACTATCCATTTTACCATCTTCAATTTGGTCTACTATTTCTTTTGATATATCATTCATTTATTAAAATCCTCCGAAGTCGTCTTCGTCTTTTTCACTGTTTTCATCTCCACCACCCTCTTTCTTTATTTGAGAGTCGATGATTCTGATATCTTCCTCTGTTTGATGCAACACATACTTTCTGATGTATTCATCTGAGAAGTATTTACCGACATATTCACTCATTTGTCCTAGAGTGTCCATTCGTTCTCTTAATACTTCTGCATCTTTTAATTCTGTAAAGTGGTTGTCTGTTGCCCAATCGTATTGAATAAAATCTTTAATCTTATCAAACTCTTCTGAACTTACAATCTCTTTCAAAATTAATTGAGTTCTCAACATATCGTTGAATACTCTTGCAAATTTCTTTTGAAGTCTATTAGTAAACTTATTAAACTTCAATTCGTCTCTCGTAATCTCTGATGATTTACCCATGTTGAAACCATTATCTGATTCCATACGAGAGATAGGTACATTCAATGCACGATATAGTTTCTTTTTAAAGTATTCTATATCTGCAATGTCATCTAAATTCTGACCACCTGGAAGTGTAGATATCTCTGTTCCTCTACCACCTTCTCTTCTCGGTAACCAAAAGTCTTCCATCATTGACATGTGTTTTCTGTCGTCTTTGATTTCACCTGTCTGAGCATTATAAACAAGTTTATTTCTATACTTGTTCATTACATCTGACAAATACTGTTCTGCTTTTGCCTTTGGCAAGTTACCAACATCGATGTAGAAGATTCTTCTTTCTGGTGCTCTTGCTATCCTATAGATAACAAGTGCATCTTCTATCATTGACAACTGATTTGCAGTCTTCATTGCCTTATGTAGATACCCAACTACAACATTTTTAGTGTAGTCTAATAGACCTGAAGTAGTATAACATACTGCCTCTGGTGCAATCTTGACGGTGTTTCCTTCTCCAGAACCACTCTTGTCAAAACCTCTATCGTTGAAAAGATAAAACTCTTCAACCTTTGTAATCTTTTCAACATTCGTTTTACTGTCTCTGTCTTTCTCAATATTACGAACTTTCTTAATCTTTATAGGGTCAATATTCCTAATGTCGATGATACCTGCTTTAGGTCTTTTTGAGTCCACAACTTTATGAAAGTAGACTCTACCATCGATGTACCATTTTCTGAATAATTCATGAGAGTTCTGATTGAATCTCATTATGTTTAGGATGTGATAAAACTCGTCTTGCACCTTACTTTTGATGCTATCAGAGAGTTTTGCATCTCTGAGGTCGAGTGATACTATCCTATCCGAAGTATCAGAAGTAATACACTCATTTACTATATCTTCGATTGCTGAGTCACACTCAGGTATTAAAGATATTTCACGGTATCTTTTAATGAGTTCTGACTCATTTTTGACACCACCTTCCATGTCGATATATGACCCATAAGCACCACCTGTAATAAAACCACCTGGTTGGGTTTGTATAACTGGTGTGCCATCGTCATCGACTGGCGGTACGAAAGAGACTGCTTTTTTATCAATCTCTAACGCTCTTAACTCGTCTCTTTTACGAGTGATTTCGAACCCGAATATTTCCATACTATTATTTATAACACCCTTTTAGGTGCTAATTTCACTTATTAAACTACTCTTTCCCAATGGGAAAAAGCGAATACTGCATCAAAAGTCTCTATTGCATCACCTGAATCGTAATCTAGTGTGATAGGACCGATTGACTTAGGATACATGTTAAAAAATTCATATCTTGCTAGAACTCCGTCTGCTTTATCTAACTGTTCTACGAATGCTCTGTCAACTAGATAATCTAATGTTGCTGAACCTCTTGAATCAGAAGTTCCAGCAATCTCATTCATATGAGATTCTAAACCTGTTCTAACTTCAAAGTTAACATCATTAATTACGGTTACAGTCCAATCTTCGAAAACTCTGTCACCAGGTAATTTTAATGTATTACCCATATGTTTAACAGAGATATCTCCGAATGATGAACCTGGCATACTAGCAGCCTTAGCTAAAAACTCTATTTTGTTTCCTACTCTTGGGATAAAGACTTTGAATCGGTTAGCTCTTGGGCCGCCTCCGATTAAGTTTGCTTTAAATTGGTCTATTGTTGCCATT